AAATAATAAAAAAAGGACTCACATAATACATCTTGGAAGTCCATTCCATTAAGCTTGGCATAGTCCTCAACTTCTGCGAACGCAATTTTTTTAAAAGCATCATACTCATATCCGTCGAATTCTGGACATTTTAGGGTCTGTTTATTGCTTTCCATGCAAATCTGAAGTTTCTCAACCAATACATCGGAGGTTTGTTCTTCAGGCTTCGTTCCCTTTTCGCGAAAAATCTCATTTCTGCAAATGTTTACAAACGAGTCCAATTGCAATCTCAAAAACGAGCGCTGGGTCTTGTCGTCGCAAAAGAAATGGCGGAAATGAAGAAAACGTATGAAGTCATCAACGTAATCTTTAAGAAAGGGAAACGCCTTTTCTCCAAGTTCTTTCCTGTATTCTTTAATGATGATGTCCCAGGGCACACCCATAAAAGCAGCATTACTATACGTCATAACAGCCACGGGGTGGTATTTCGATAGTGTGAAGATCTTATTCGCACTATTCACCACTTTGTGGGTGTTGCCCATCGTCACCGCACTGTCTGCGGCAATTGCCGCACCGTGCTTGTTTAATACTGCTACGATTGCTGTCATACAATGTTTTCCTTTTATAATACAAATATAGTCTGTTTATCTCAATCAGCCAAGTTCCAACAGGTATTTGGGCTTATCGTCCTGCCTTTGCATCTCGTTCATTATCTCTGTCCAACCCGGCATAGCTAAATCTTTATGTTGTCAACACTACTGTAAGAGTGTACTTCATAATTATCTTTATCATATCGCGATATAGCCTCATAACTTTTCTCAAGGCTTGTATTGTCTTGTTTGCACGATGAAGTGTTGGTCATCGCACACAATTGTTTTATTTCTTTAGAAATGTCCATATCGAAATATTTTAACCTTACTCTTATAATTAAAATGCAAATATAGCATGTTTGTTTTAAAGGTGCAAGACCTAACTGTCATTTTTATCTTATTTTTTGTTTCAAATATGATAAACAAGGTCTACAATGGCAAGGAAATTATCTCCGATTACAACGGCAGAGGTAAACAATCTTTCTGAGATTGCAAAGGGTAAAGTTGGAAAAGCGGAACGGCAAAGGAAAATGGTGGAGAAAATGAGTTTTCACCACCATTTTTAACATTTGGAGGGGTGGTGAAGTTCGTAAAACTCATTTAATCCCTCAGTCCCAAGCTCTTTTTCTTTCGGTCGAGAATCTTTTTCTTAAACATGGCCATCTTTTGCAATATCGTCACGCTGTCATCTTTCCGTGAGATGAATATATTCCTGTCAAAGATAAACTTCAAAATTGTATCTCCACTCACCTGTTCAAATGAAAGATTACCCATGGTGATAATGTCAAGGCCGATGACAAATTCAGCTGCCCCTATGGCATCCGGCAGTATTGCGGCTTCCACGTATGCCATATAATCCCTGTCTCCTGGCAGAGCGAAGCAGAGTGTTGTCATCCGCCTCATGTTTCCATTTGCTGTCGCAGAATGCATTTCACTTGCCTCTTCCAATCCCAGCTCGTTGACAATTCTTTCTGACACGAGCGATTGCGAAGCCCCAGTGTCCCATAGCGCATTGACCACCATTGAACTCTTTGTGAGGTTGTTATACACTCTCAAAGGTGTCACTATGCTCAACGGCTCCTTGCCTATATTATAGATGAACACATTGTCGGGGATATACTTATTTACCATATGCTTTGACCCTTTATTTGTTCCCTTCAAACTTCCTTATCAGGTTGTAGATGGTCTGGTAGGACCTCCACTTGCTGTTGGTGTCATCACCCGTATGGATGAAGTAGTCGTGGTTGAACACGAATTCCATCAGTGTGCCTTCCTTTGTGCGCGTGAGTGAGAAGTCGCCCATGGTAATGATGTCAAGGCCGATGATGAACTCTACGCCAACGGAGATCTTCGGCACGATCCGGGGATGGATATAGGTGTACCACTCATTGTTGCCCGGAAAGGCGATGGCACAGCCCATCTCGCTCGGCATCGTCTGGCCAACGCCGTCCATCAGTCCGGCTGGACGGCGCGACACGCCAAGGCTGTCGGCAAGCCGTTCTGACATCACCGAGAACTGGGCACCGGTGTCCCACATGGCATCGAGCACCATGCCTTTCTCCTGATACTGGTTCTCTATTTTCGCAGGGGTCTTCAGCAGCCCGCAGCCATCAGGGAAGAAAAACTTCAGCCTGTCTTTCTCACTCGTTAAGTCTGTCATACCTTATATTGTTATTATTGATGCTGCAAATATAACCATTCCTTTCTAATTTTCCAACGTTGGGAAGAAATGAATCGAAAAAGCCTCCCACGCATCACGCGCAGGAGGCTCCAAGAGTTCATTTATTTATTTCATCTGCGCATGACGCACAGCTAAAATCTTACAAGGGAAATATCAGACAACGTCTTGCCCAAATCCCGTATGCCTTTCTGTATTTCCTCGATCCTTTTCTCACTCGGTTTCTTACTGCCTGAAATATATTGGCGCATAAGAGAAGGGTTAATACCAATCTGTTTGGCTACCAAGCTTGCATTGAGGGGAAACTTATCGAAGAATGCCCAAATGTCATATTTGAATGCCATTTCCAGCTCGGGCATATCAACACCATCTATGTCAATGTATTCCTGCCGAGCATCAAGCAAGTCTTTGACAGCTGCATCTACGGTAGGACCATATCCGGAAAGACCATGCTTTTCATCAACATCTTTCTCCAGAAAGCAAGAACAATTTCTCACTCCCGGCTGCTTCTCTGCAATAACTGTCACCTTCATATCTTTTCTGTTTTATGTTCTATATAAAAAGAGTTCTCGCAATCATTCCATTCATTACTGAAAGGTTGCCAGCACTTTCGCGCTGGCATCCTTTTAATCAGTACCAAAAAGTTGCATCATGATCTTTTTACGAAGACCTGTACTAACTTCCTGTGCGTCATGTCTCGGTACCATTGCGGTGTGTCCGTTATCCGGATTCAACCACATGTCGTGCCGAGAACCGTGTCTTTGCAGGCGGCATCCCTTTTTAAGGAGTAGCCTTTTAAATTCACTGGTTTTCATACACAATTGAAATGAAATAAAATAAAGAACTCTTTGTCTTAATGACACTGCAAAGGTAGCGAAAAAGTTACATTCCGCCAAATTTTGAAGTAACTTTTTTGCTACCCAATTAAGATTTAACATTTCACCAATGACAAAGGCCGGCAGCCTCACGGATACCAGCCTTCTGAGAATGTTTAATTAATCTTATTGTATGAATTTCACTTTGCTGCAAAAGTAATAGGGGCGGCGAGATTAAAAGTGGCCGCCCCTAAAGCCAAGTACCTCTGAATGTAAGTTGGTGAGCGCTTGAACTTCTGTTGCAAAGGTAAGCAAATTATAGGATATTTCCAACGTTGGCAGGAAAATAGTTACAGATTTCCCAACGACATGGCGGCATTGGTATTACCACCGTTATGTCTGGCCAGTGCTGTGGTATCACCGAACATGGCAGCGAGGGCATCGGAGATCAAACCCTGGTAGGCATCGCCGTAGAACTGAGCCTCGAAGTCGTTCAGGCGATGGATGCTATAGAGGTACTTCTTCATGAACCAGTCGCGCCGCTGGCGGTGCCCCTTACCTTTGTTCCACTTCTTGCCACGCAGGAACTGCAGGCCGTTCTCATCATCCTTGCCGCTGTTGCCTCGACGGTAGCCATTGCCGGTACCAGCGGCCACATAGATGCCATACTCCAAGAAGTGATGCTCTATGGTGGTCGGTGTACCGGGATGAAGCACGCCTGTCAACGACTGATACAAAGCGCCCGTGTCATAGACGGGTGGCGAGAACTTCATCATCTTCTCCTGCCAGATCTTCACCATGAAGTCGGTCCACCGCTGCTCGTACTGCTCGCGGTCCTGCTCCGTGAGGCTACCCCTCAGTCCATTGTCTGCTGTCATAAGTCAGGTCGATTGGTTCGTCGTTCTCCACCATGAAGTAGAGTCCCGTAACGCCAGACATGAGGTATTCCGGGAACTCGTTGCTGTAGATGCGCTCCACCTGCATGTATTCCAGCGCGTCGCCGCAGGTCATCTCCTCGCGGTCGTGGATAAGACGGGAGTGCATCTGCCGGAAGATGGCGCGGCAGAGGTTCAGCTGCTGCTCGCGGTCGGCCATGTCGTCGATGCGGTAGGGGGCGACGATGAAGACGGTATAGACGCTCTTGCGGAAATAGCCCACTCCGTTGGAGTAGGTATTCTGCGAGGTAGTGTCGTCAACGAGGATATACTTGGCTGTCTTACGAAAGTCGCTCATCATGTCCTGCATGCCGCCGAGACCGGAGCACCGCCCCACCTTGAAGCCCTGCTCTGTGGCCAGCCTGTTCTGCCTTGCCATCGTCTCGAAATAGTCGAAGGCATTGAATATCGTTTCCTGAGCCATATCACTCTACCTTGATATACTGGTTGTACCTGATGGTGGCGTGGGGGTTGAAGTTCACAACTTTCACCTTGTAACCTTTCGTTCCCCATCGCCACCAGAGGAACTTATGCTTATATTCCCTATATACGATGGTCGCCACTGAGTCGCTGACCGTATAGACGATCGTCGTGTCGGGCGGTTTCATACTTAGTGTGAAGCGGGCCCAGCGGTCGGCATACTCATAGCGGCTGTTGGCCTTTGCCTCCAGCCTGACGGTGTCGTGGATGGCGGTGCCACTCAGCTGCTGTGCCTCTATCTGCCCGAGCCTTAGCCGTAGCTCCTTGATGAGCTGCTTGTCGGCCAGCTCTGTCTTATAGGTACTCCGCTCCACGGGGATGGCCGCAGAGGTGGCCACAGGGATGGTGTCGCGGATGGTATCGTATTGGATGAGCGGTTCTATCTGTGCATGGGCGAGCTGTATTTTCAGCTCTTCCACCTTCTGCTTGCTCTTTTGCGAATCATTCCATGCAAGGACAACACCAACGATGGCCATGATGAAAGCGAGCAGGGATAATAGTGTGTTCTTATAGTTTTGCATACTCTTCCTCCGCATTAAAGCAAGGGCAGGCCTTCACCCACTCCGCAGGTTCTATTTTCCCGTCATGGTTCAAATCGGGCGATAGGTCGCGGTGACCGCAGATGCGGGCACCGGGAAACTGCTTCTTTAGCTTCCGCAGCAGGTCGGCGAGGGCTCTGCGCTGGGCCGGCGTGCGTGTGTCCTTAGGGGTCTTGCCGTCAGCGGACACGCCGCCTACATACACCACACCGATGGAGTTGGCGTTATGGCCATACACGTGAGCACCAACCTCGGCCACGGGACGGCCTTCATGGACGCTGCCGTCACGATACACCACATAGTGGTAGCCTATCTTCTTCCAGCCACGGGCGCGGTGCATCCTGTCAATGTCGGCCACGGTCACGTCACGCCCCTCGGGCGTGGCGGTGCAATGTACTACAATCAGATTAATGTTTCTCATTGTTATGTTTGTTTAGTTTGTTATCCACATACTGCTTCACGTCGTTCTTCACCTGTCCCATCTTGGTGTTGATGGCGAGCGAGATGCCGAAGATGCTGGCGGCATATACAAGTGCCTGGGCGATGTACCATAGTACGGAGTCCTCAATCTTGTAATGGTTCAGGAAGAAGCATATAAAGGCGAGGACGACGGCGGAGACAATCATCATCACTGCCGTGGAGTACTGTATCTTTTCTTTCGTGTCCGGTGTCATAACTGCTGTTTTTTTTGATTACACGGCAAAGATAAATCAATATTACGCGACAGGAAAATACATGTGTCCCGCCCTTCAGGGCGAGGATCAGCGGCAGGGTTCCGTAGGCCGCTGCTTCGCAGCGGCGAAAGGCCACCCTTCCCTTGAAGAATGCCCCTATGCCGTCCTTGTTATTACCCCGTCCTTCAGCACCCACGTCTGCCCGCTGTTGTTAGTGTTCAGGGCGTTGAGTATCTTGTTTTGCGTGGTCTCTGAGCAGCCAGTTACTTTAATAACAGTACCTACGGAACCAATCTTTATAAAAGAATAAAGTATAAGAACGCTATTAAAGTTTGTACCAGATAAATCAAGTTCCTTGAGTTGTGGTAAATCATAAAAACAACCAGCAAGGCTACTAACTTTACTCCAATCGAATCTATTAGCAATAATTTTCTCTAAATTGTTACAATATCTAAAGCAACTATTAAAATTCATTCCTGTTTCAGAAGGAACTATTTTACAACTATTTAAATTAACATAAATGAGATTTGCACAATATGCAATAAAGTACTTAAATCCTTTAGAAGATGGATTTTCATAAAGAGTTAAGTTACAATCACTAATTTTCTTTATGTCTCCATTTGTATCAAATATAACAGGACCAGAACATAATATTTTATAATCATCATATATAAAGTTTGCCTTAATATAATCCACAAAACGAAATGTTCGTAATAATAAGAACGAAACGTCACTTTCCCTAAAACGAAATGTTCTTTTTCAAGGGTCTTTTTCACTCAAAAACATGTAATAAAACTTGTGTCCATCATGGCTCTATTTGCGAAATGAAGTTACTGCACTCCCCGCCGAAGCTGTGTACCCTTGTCATTCCTCATAGTCCGTGGGGTGACAGCCGGGGTGTTGTAGTTACTTTTTCCGCCACCGCTTCATAATCATCCGATACGTAAGCCACCGCTCCGTCCACAGCCTTGTACTACGACGTCCTTGTTATTACCCCGTCCTTCAGCACCCACGTCTGCCCCCTGTTGTTAGTGTTCAGGGCGTTAAGAATCTTATTCTGCGTCGTCGCCGAGCACCCGATAACCTTGACAACAGTGCCGACAGTGCCAATGTTGGCAAAACAAGTTCTATCAATAGTAATATTGTCAAAGTCTGCTCCTGAAAGATCCAGTTCTGCAAGGGATGGAAGATTCTTGAAAGTAAGTTTTATACTTTCCACCTTACCCCATTCAAGCCCTCCGGCCTTTATGTATTTCAGATTATCGCACCCGTAAAGGAAAGACTGCATTTCTATCTTCTTATCACCATAAATAATACTGGGATTAGTAATATATGTATATAAAAACTTAATTCCATTAACATCAGCTCTTAACAAAGAGTTACAATCGGAAATCTCTCTTTCAATCGATGAAGTGTAAAATCTCACCTTGAAGCTGTCAATAGTAACAATATCATCGTTGCCTTGGAAAAAAGTCGAATAACCGACGTCATAAGCGCAGGTGTCCAAATCGAACCTTTTGTTGGTATCAGTCGTACAAGATAAAAGCACTTCTTCGGATGAACCGCGAGGATAAAAACGGCTTGTATAAATGTCTATCCCCGCCTCTGTCGCCGTCCCGATAATATGCCCCCCGGGGTACCCCTCCCACACGAGTTTCTCCCCAAGGTATATCTTGCTGAGTTTCTTGTCTCCTAAGTAGATACTTCCCACTTTCTTCTCGCCTAAGTATATCATGTCCACCCTCCTTTCTCTATTCTGGAATACAATACAGCGTGCTACTGTCCTTCGCCGCCAGTGCCGCGTAGTCACCCTCCGTCGTCAGCACCACTTTCGGGAGCTTGGTAACCGTAGCATGTAAATCGCTAAGACCCTTTTCAAGGCTTCGGATGGAATCAGTATTGTTTTTGACCCCCGAAGTATTACTCTCGACCTTCGGGGCAAGCTTTGATATAGCATCGCTCAAGGTATCATGCCCGTGATTGTAGGAATCTCTGTCTACATAGTCACCCAACTTCGTATTCAAGTCCGTCTGTGTCACATACTGCCCGTGCGTGTGCGTCGTGATGTCGCCCGTCAGAACAGCCTCCACAGCTGCCTTGGTGACCTCACCAGGATCGCCCTTGTCACCCTTCGGCCCTTGGATGCCCATATTGCCTTGCGGACCTTGCGGCCCTTGTTCACCGGTGTCACCCTTGGGTCCCTGAATACCCTGCGCTCCCGTGTCGCCTTTCTCGCCCTTCTCACCCTTCTCACCCTTCAGATAGTCAAAGGTAAAAGTCGCCCCGTTGATCGTCACCGCAGGTGTTCCGGGCGTGTTGATATGCGCACCTGCCGCGACCTTGATCGACGGAATGCCGCCCGGCTCCCCCTTCGGGCCCTGCGATCCCGTGTCACCTTTCGGTCCCTGAGGCCCCGTGTCACCTTTCGGTCCCTGCGCTCCCGTGTCGCCCTTGACATAGACTTCCGTCTTCGCATAAGCCTTCTTTGCCCGGTCGTATCGGTACACGTAGTTGTCCGGCCCCACATACGTCGGGTTGTCCGCCACCTCGCTGGCACTCTTAGCCGCATTGCTGGCAGCCGTAGCCGCGTTGTTGGCGTTGTCGATCACAGTCCCCACGCCGTTTACCCGCGTCTCCATAGTGCTCACGTCACCGCTGAGCTTGTCAGCCTTCGCCACCGCACTGTCAAGCGATGCCGCCTTACTGTTTGCGTTGTCCGCCGCAGCCTGAGCGTTACCCGCCGCACGGTTCGCCGACTGCACCGCAGCATCCACCTTAGCCGTGGCAGCGTCCACCTTAGCGTTAGCCGCACTGATAGCGTCCGCCGTCGTCGTGGCCACATAGTCGCTCCACGTCTTTGTCGTCACAACCTTATAGGCTGGTGTCCCGCCGCTCGTCACGATGACAGGAAGCGATATCCCCGCCGCTGTCTCCTCGGCCGTCGCCGTTTCCAAGTCCCTTATCGGGAAGCCGTAAAGCTCCGATTGGTCAAGTTTCTCTATTGCCATATCTGTCTGTTTTTATTTGTTTATCTCCGTTCTGTCTCCGTCCCTTCCTTCCCGCAGTCTCCGGCCGCTCCGTCCGCCTTTCTCCGCTCCCGTTCGTGCCGGGTTCCGTAGACCGCTGCTGTGCAGCGGCAAAAGCCAGCCTTGGATGTCCTACACCTTGAAGTATCTCATCCATTGGAAGTGTTTCCTTCTCCTCGTATAGTTCATATCCATCTCGTTCTCATAGCATTCTCTCTCAAATGATATGGATCGGTAGGCTTCACGCCAGCAGCGCTTCTTAATAAGACGGAAGAGAAACTCCAACACATAAAGCAGATAGAAGCCTACTATTAAAAGCTCCTTCTCCTGCTCCCAATGAATGCACTCATGGTTAAGGTCTTTCTTGCTCATCGTGCAACCCTTGCGGACAAACACCATATTAAGAATGGTGATAGCCTTGTACCCCTTTGGGGGGATGATAGTGTTTGTAATTACTTTCATGTTATTCTCCAGTAAATAGTCCTTCTATGGCATACCAGGCACCGCCGATACTCTTGAACTTCACAAGGGAGTTCTGTTGTATCATGACTGAGCTGTCTATAAAGTCTGTATAATTTATCCACTTATCTTCGACCGTTGCCACATTTTTATAATCATTCAGGCTCGATGCACCGGCCTTCAATACGTTAGCAACATTTTTCTTCGCGTAGAGATGATCTGAGGTATTTGCACATTTGACAAAGACTTTGTACGCGTCGACAGACAAACGTGTATCCGTAAAAGTCCGTTTGCAGAATATACTAATTTCCAATCCATCGTAATCGGATGCCTTTGGTAATATAAAGAAGTTACTTCTATAATTATAATGATTATTAACAAAGTAAGTCGTTGCAGGTTCATTCTGCGGATCTATAGTGTATGAACTCATAGACTCCGAGAATACGACCTCTTTTGTCTTTCCGTAAAGGAGATTGGCAGTCACCGAACCTTTCACGTGCAGCGTGTTCGTCTGTGTGTCTACATACATCACTGCCTTGCTCGTGTCACCGCTCTGAGCATCCGTGTCGTTCGCGTACCATGCGAAACGGTTCCCCCACGTGTTCACAGACCACGTAGCACTGTCCATCTTGAATCCTACGCTCTTCAGACCCTGCCTGATGCCTGCCTCCAGACTGTCAGCACGCTGGTCAACATAGCTCTCCATGCTCAGCGTCTTCCCGTTCTCGGATCCTAAAGCGTCAGCGTTCCAGTGAACCGCGTGCCCGCATTTCGCCAAGCTCAGCCGCGACACCACCACGTCGCCGTTCCTCGTCAAAAGCACTCTCACTTCCAGCCAGTGGATCTCCTGAGACTCGCCGCTCGCCGCGTTCGTTGCAGTCATGCCGAAGTGAAACGTTCTGCTTGCACGGGAATACCCCGTCTCGTCCGTTCGCCTGAAAAGACCAATGCCGAAGCCGTCGCATATTCGTCTTTGGTTCACATCCGCAGGATGTACCTCTATAAAGGCCGCATCGTCGAGAGTAACTCCGTTCAGATCCTTGATGAATGCCTGTGCAGCGTAGTCACCCTCCCCTCGGAAAGGTATATAGTATATTAGCCCGTCGCCATTGTCATACTTTCCCGTATATCCCGAACGGGTCATCCTGACACCACGGAAGCCATAGTCCTCGTAATCGTCCGTATACCGCGACATGAAGCTCACGTCGCCCTCTGTTCCGCGCGAGCTCGCGCCATCCGTCGTCTCCCATGAACTCACCTCGAAGTTGGGATCCGGAATCAGGTTCCGTGCCTCCACGTCCCCTGACGATGGTGTCCACTTCACAATCTGCTTTTCGCCTGTCCTGTCGCCCATGTCAAGTCTCACCCAGTCTACAGACACTCCACCATATTCCTTCGGATCCGGACCCTCGGAGTTCTGCTCATAGATACCCACCAGCACGTCGATGTCGCTCTCCGGAGTAAAGCTGAAGCTGTCCACTACCGTTCCCGATTTCGTATAGGTATACCTGTGAGACCACTCGGATTCCCAGTCTTCCGTGAACACATACATCGTCATAAAGTGTCCGTCCATCTTCGGCAGTGTGGGATAGTCATCCTTTGCCTCCAGCCACATCCGCGCCGTCACCGTGTATGTGATTCCCTTCTTTAGATGCGTTGTCGTCGGGCTCACATACGCTTGGTAGCGTTTCGCCCGGCTTCCTCTCACGTCGCCGCCAGTGAGCAGGTTCCCCTCCGTGTACAGGCTGCTCACCGTCGTCCTGATACCCTTGGCCGTCGCCTCGATGCTCGTCTTAAGATCCCGTTCAGCGTTTCCCCGGTCCGTCTTCTCCTGATCCACCTGCTCAAGCACGCGCTCATATTTTTCTGCTGTTTCTGTGATCTTCTGCGTGTTATCCTTTATACCCCCCTCTGCGTTTTCCATACGGGACGTCAGATCCGTGTAGTTTCCCTCCATCGTCGAGATCCGCTTGTTAGTGTACTGCGTCCCACCGGTCCCGTCCGTACCGTAGTAGATATAAGCCAGGAAGTCCCGGTTCGCCTCAAACACCCCGTTCGTGTTGAGCTTCATGCGCACCTCGCGACGATCAACCATGTCGCCCTTGTCGTTATAGAGGATAACCCGGACATAAGCCACGTCCGATGCAGAAGTGTCTTGGAACCAAAGGTTGGCGTGCAAGTTAGCGGCACCGACATCGGTGCCGTTACTGCGGCAGCTATATTTAATGCCGTCGTTTGAATAAAATTCCGTAACCACGATCTCGTAACCTTCTGGCATGCTCTTCATGCTTGAGAACACCTTAGGCCCGTCATCGCCTTGCTGGTGCACGATCTGATACCGAAGGTTTACCGTCCCCTTCTTCACGAACACCTTGGCCGCCGCGTCGCTGGGTTCGGTAGGCTGCTGCTGTGCAGCAGCAAAGGCCTCGTATTTCGTCTTGTCTATGCTATAGTCAATCTCCGCCTTCTCCGTCACAGGCACCAGCTGCCACACGCTCGTCGTCTCGCTCTCCACCACCGGCTGGAGCGTCTTCCCGTCGTTACCCTTGAAATACAGGTCACCCTTGAACACGTTCCCAGCCTTCTTGCTCACCCGGAAGTCCAGACGGCTGTCATCCTTCCCAGTCGGTACCGAGTACTGCTCTTCGATACCCGCGTAGGCCTGGTAAACACCATCGGCGCCAGGTGTACCGGCAATGTCCCCGGTCCTCTTCCGGCCGATCCCACTGTAGGAGATAACCGACGGGGCGCTCTGCTCACCGTCCTTGCTCGCGATGATGATAGCGTTGCAGCGGTCAGCGTCCTGCCACGGGTCAGCGCAGCCGAAGCCCACCATGTCGTCACCAGCCACGGGGAACGTGCAGCCGCTCTGCTCCATGCCGTAGCACGTGAACGTATGCTTGCTCACCTCACTCGTCAGCGTGAGCAGCTTCGTCGTGTGCGCAAAGACCCCGTACACGCACTTCGTCGGCTTGCCGCCAATAAGCACGTTGTCCTCCACGCCGTGCATCACGCACACTCCCCAGTAGTATGTGTTCTGAAAGTTATGAGTCACGCGGGTCTTCACGTTGAACTCCTGGCACTGGCCCATCGAGCCCACCACAAGGTCGTCCTCGATAGAGGTCGTGCCGTCGCTCTCGCAGAAATACACCTTGAACGCGTTCGCCTTCGTCTCAAGCTCCTGATTCAGTACGCCCATGCCGTCACCGAGAAGCTCAACTCGCGTCTCCGTGTCGCTCAGCGCCCTGCCTACGAACGCCACCGGCCGCTCCACACCGTCAACCGTCACAGGAAGCGTGAAGAGCGTCAACCCGGAAACAGAAGACCCCTCCCCCGTCTCCGTGTCGTAAGCCATCGGGTCCACCCGCAGGATCTTATGCCCCCAGTCAGAGGCAATCTGTTGTGCCCCAACGTACGTCTTCCTGTGGATCTCCAGCTCTGCCGCCTCGAGTTTCTTCCTCACCACGATGTTGTCCACGGCCAGCACCGAGTAGCTCCCCGTCTCATCGCTCACGTTCCTCAGCGTCCAGCCTTTTCCCGTCATCGACGTGTTGCCGTCCGAGTCCGGTGAATGGATGTCATTCGTCACGACCTTCCCGTTAATGGTTGCGTCCCCGCGCACCGTAGCCTCGCCCATGGTGAGCTTGTGCGTCGTCTCATCATCTTTCGTTTTTGAGAGATACAACCCCGCCACGCCGTTGGCGCAGTAGTCAAGCAGCATGATGAATGCCCTGCCGATACGTGAGGCAGTATTGGCGGCGGTGTTGCGCTCATCGCGGATGCCTTCGAAAAATGAAAGCATCTTCTTGAATTTACTTGTAGTGTCGTCAGCCATCTGTATTAGCTCCTATCTGTTATCTCCGACTAATTGAAAGTATAGTCAAACGTATTGTCAAATATCCTGCCCGCACGTGCCGTCTGTATGACGTTGTGATTTTTCTGGGCATACTGCACGGTGAAGGTGATACGTGGCAGCTCGTCGATATTGTTGCCATATTCCACCTTCGGGTCGGAGACAATCATCTCCTTTCCGGGTGTCACCGTACCGCCATAGACGTTCACAATTCGCACATAGTCGGAACGGAACAATTCTCTGCACCAGTCCGCCATGGGAAACGAAAGCGGGCCTGTGTCAGCCTTGAAACTCGTCGTCTCCGTCACCTTGTAGTTAGTGTTCTTACCCTCTATGTATGCGGTGTCGTACTTATATGCCGCAGAGATCGTCTCTTTACCGATACAGTACAGCAGTTCCTCACATCCGAACGAGTTGTTAAATACGAGGATAGGCGCACAGTCTGGGTTGGAGAAGTCAATGTCAAACTGCTGCGAGCGACTGCCAGCCTTGACAACATACGACGTGAGCGTCTTACCCTGGGCTGTGTAGCGTGCTGGGGAGCAGTCGATGGTCGTGTACTTTGTATTACCTCCGATAACGGTGGCTGCGAACGACCCGGTGCTGCCATCCGAATAATATGCGGTGACGGTAGCGGAATCCGTGCCGATATAATGCAGGTATTCGAGACGGCCGAGAGAAGTGACGCGTGCTCCCATCAAAATGGTCAAAAAATGGGTCTCGCACCACTTCTCAGCAGCCATGTCGATGTCTGCTTCGCAATAGACGATGGTACATGACAATGAAGTAGAGCTGAGATTGCTTTCGTTCGCGTCCCGCTCGGTGATATTAACCGTCATCTCTGTCACAAGACGCGCCTTAGCGTACGGACGCACCAGATCTCCAACGTCGCGTATGGAGATACTGCCGCCCACGGGGAACAGTCTCTCAGAGTATACTTCATCCACGTCGAGCCTTAACACGACGACGGCATCCGTTCCGCCGATTTCGAAAATCAGGTCAGGTACGGTGGCGGAGAAATACTTACCAGAAAGTCCTTGTGATACCGTTATACTCATATTGCAAATCTTAATTTTGTCACAAAGATAAGAAGTATCACCAGCTTTGGAAAATACCATGTCTGACACCTGCCGGCAATATGAAAGGGTTAAGTTACGTGTTAAGAATTCAGAGAATCAAAAAAACGCACGTTCCCCTGGCAAAGGGAGAACGCTTCTTTGACCGCTCTGCCCACTAAAACGATGTCAACACCTCGGCAAGTGGGCGTTTTTCGCGCAAAAGGGGTCCCAAGTTACCGTTTTCAGACGGCAATTTGGGTGATTTTGCGCGAATATTCCACTACCCCAAAACGCAAACCGCGCAATATCAACGATTTGGCGGTTTGCGAGCGGCGAAAGCCGCCGAAGCCTGCCTTAGCAGCCCCCACCGCCCTAAGCCGCCTTGGCAATTGCCTCCCTTTGATATAGCGGAATATGTAAAGACCTTTCAACTCTGCAACGTCGGCAATTAACTCTTTTGTCGCTGCAAGAGGTATGGCAATTGCCATCCGCGGTATGCGCCGGACGGATGAGCATCATCGGTTTTAATCTGACAAAGGACGAAATTAATAAACATTTGTTGAAAATATCAGCCCAAATATTTGCATAATCAACAAAAGTTTATTATCTTTGCAGTGTGATTAAAAAAGAAAGGACATAATGAAGAAAAAACGAAAATCAAAGGAACTTAAGGAAAAAGAAGATGACCTGCTGTTCTATTTAGAGTATTGGAAAAAGTTCCCCAATCACTTTCAGAAGATAGCACAAAAGGAAATTGACGAACTTGAAGACAAGATTAAAAACGATTAAGGCGAGCCTCCTGCAAAGGAGGCAAACCTTCTAAACAAATAGAATGAAGATGAAAGAACAAATAAAGCTGCTCGCAGAAAGAAACCGGATGGCCAAGACCAAAGAGGAGCAAGAAGCCGTGGCCAAAGAGATGGAGGCTTTGAAGAACCAGGATCCCCAGGCATTCACAGAGGCTCTTGAAAGTCTTATCCATACAACGGCAAAGGAAGTTGAAGACCTCACCATCGCAGAGAAGATGGGGGAGGTGACCAAAATGATTTCAATGGCTTACATTGCCAAGACTTATTTCGGCAAGTCGCGTTCATGGCTTGCGCACAAGATTAATGGCAATGTCGTAAATGGCAAGGTTGCCACATTCACTGATGAAGAGCGTGGCACGTTCAAGCACGCCCTTGCTGACATGTCGCAGAAATTAGGCTCATTGGGCGTTTCACTTTAGCCCTTTCTTTTAATCACACCAAGCCCCGACACTGAGCCGTGCCGGGGTTTTTTCATTTAGTAGCGAGCCTGTTGCACGCCACGTCAAAGTAATAATCGTCAAGTTCCCATCCGATAAAATGCCTGTCATTACGTATTGCTGCCAAAGCAGTAGTTCCACTTCCCATAAAGCCATCAAGCACTAGCCCCCCCCGTTTCAAAAGATTTGATAATACATTGGTGCCTACCTTTTCTCCACCCTGTCTTATAGGCAATAAGATAAGGCGGGTCTGTCACCACAATATCAACACTTGAATTAGGCAATTGTGCCATACCTTCCAGACAATCGCCTTTATAGATTCTATCTATTTCCATGGCTACTTCGAATATCCATTGGTGGACACACTGCGATACTGCATGACTGGGAACCGCTCTACCCCGATGCACAGCGTGTCAAATGCGTCGGAGCCGTCGGTACGGCTCTCCAGCTTGTCCTCTTCGGTCTCCGCAAGTTTTTCACCGCTCTTATCTTTCTGGCCATTCTTGACACCGGCCGAGGTGATGGAGATGAGCAGATCCGGATTGTTGTCCCTGTTGATGAGCACTAAGTGGTGGGCACGGCCACGGAACATGCGGTTGATAAGGTCATTCTTCAAGATGTGGTTCATCGGCTTACCGATATACTTGGACTTCACGTTCCATCCCTTGCGACGCAGGCCCGTGATGATCATGCGATAGAAGGCCTCGGAGTGCGTACCATAGCTGTTGCCCACGAAGGTGGCATCATAATAGAAGACAACCTGCCGGCGACGGTGATAGCGGTAATAGTCGTTGAAATCATCAAGCAGTTCCGGGATCTTCCGCTCGTACTTCACGAAGAAGGACTTTAGTACACGGAGCTTGCCATCCTTGCCCACCTGGCCACAGACCAGCCAGTTGATGTTCGCGTTGGCATCAAAGGCGATGATGAGCGGCAATTGAGCGTCGAGGTCGCTATCCTGACGGCAGTCGTTGGGGATGGCACCGTCATTGAGCGCTTCGAGATTAAGCACATTCTCATTCGGCGCAGTGTAGAGGTTGACATCCTCCCTCATGCCGCCGTAGAAGCCGTCCGTACTTATCTCAATGCGCTTGCACATGATGGACGTGGCGAAGGTCAGCGGCGGCAGGTCGCGCTTGGCACGGCGGATGAACTCCTCGCCCAGCAGCGCGAGATTCTGGATACTCGTATACTCCTTGTAGAGAAGGCACTTCGATCGCAGGAAGCTTAGCTTTGCCTCGATGCGGTCTATCTTCTTCTGGATGGCATCCGCCTGCGATGGCATCGCCTTCTGCTGGCGCTTGGCCCGCCACTTGGCATAGACCAGTCCCTCGATGGCTTCCACAAGTTCCTTATCCATGTCTTCCTTGTAGGAGAGGAACCAGCTGCCCTTTTTCGTCACCGGCATATCAGAGGTGATGGTCATGCCGTGGTGCAGCGGAAAGTTGTGGAAGTACTGTTCGTTGCCTCGGTTGGCCTGAAATGTCTCATCCTTCAGCTGCTCAAAGTTGATGAACTTCGCCTCGTCGATGATGATGTAGTCGAGCGACATCGAGTTGCTGGTGCCGGCACGGTCCTGACTGATGATGTTACACACCGAGCCGTTATAAAACGAGATGGTATTCTCCCAGTTGGCCGGTGTGAAGATGGGCGATTTCCAGTGCAAGGCCTTCCAAGGGCGTTTGCCGACGACATAGTGGAGGTCGCGCTTGAATCCCCATCGCTCCAAGTGTATGAGCATTGAGGGCAGGATGTTGGTCAGGCACCGCTTGACTGACGGCGAGACGAAGCCGCCCATCGACCCCGGCATGCCCTGGAAATTCGTCATCAGACGGCCCGCCTGTATGGCTCCCTTACCCATACCACGCCCAGCGACAATCACCTCGTCGCGTGTGTTCATGGCAAGGGAGTAGAGCTGCGGGTCGTTGAAATATTCCTTATGAACCTGTTCCGTTTCCATCGTGCTCTTCCTTTATCTCCTCATAGTCTGCATCCTCAATCTTCGTGTCGCCGTATTTCTTCTCCAACTTCCGGATGCGGTCGCGCAGACCGGGAACCTTTTGTATGCCGATGACCGTCGGATCATCGGTCATCTCGAACTGTTGCGGCACAATCTTATCAAACTCCAACTCCGGCTCATCGTCCTTGTCAGTGCGGTTGTTCATGATGCGGTTCTTCTCTATCGAGGCCGCGGCGCGCAGATCGCCTCGCTGCCTGGCCAGCCGAAGATCTTCTTCAAGGTCGCGATTGATTTTCCAACGCATGAACTCCTTGGATGCCTGTTGCAGATTACCCATGAGAATCTGAGTCAGATGCAAGTCGTCGTATGCCTGAGCCCTGCCGACCTTGAACTTCTTCATGTCGTAATCCACAATCTCCTTATCGAACTTCGACGGGAACTGCAGCCAGTAGGCGTAGATGCCACGAAGCCGCTGCAGCCGTTCCCGGACGGAAACGGCCACATTCTGCGCCTGAAGTTCGTTATCGTCGAGGACGACCAGACGCGAGTATTCATCTATGTTGACAGGTAAGCTCATATTTATATCATTGTCACTGAGGAGAGTTGTCTTTCTATCATACTGAGGCATTCTGATACCGAGAACGGCGAGCCGGCACGTGCCGCGTCCCAGATGTCCTCTCGTATCTCCCTTGCTGTGATGGCCACACCGTGGAAGAAGGCCCGCCGCGCAGGATGGCCGAGTGTATTGATATCATCGGTCAGTTCCGTCTCATCAATACCCAAAAGGGCGGAAATCTCTGCCGGAGTCATCATGCGCCTCGCCTCTTCTTCTATCTTTTGAAGCAACTCTTTCGAATAATCCATTGAGGTCAACTGATTTCTTAATGATATTGTCAAGTCCCGTATAGAGATCCAGGAAAGCCTGTTGTGATGTTGTTACCATGGTACACTCCGCACGGTCGCCATAAGTCTGGTTCTGAGAGGAGATGACAGATACCGTCCATCGGTCGTTTTGTACGAGAACAATCTTCGAATGGTTCTGCGCAAGATAGACATTATCGAAGCAGCTGCTCATCAGCTTGGCCAGTTGCATTGTCTTTCTCGAAGCTTTCAGGTCAGCCACAAGTGACGCTTTCCCAATGAGACCTTTCTTCCTCAGATTGAGGAAGCCGGAGCAGAAAGCATCCGACGTAGAGAAAGTGCTGACCCAGACATCAGCACGTCCGGTCTGCGACAGGATCCATCCGAGCAGGCCGAGCGTGTGAAGTCCGTTGCCGAGGAAGTATTGGTTCGACTGGCGTGTGAGCGGCTGCAAGATGTCGTCAATTCTCCTGCCCCTGCTCATTGTCTATATCCTTATCATCGGTGGAATCGGCATTTTCTGACGGTTCAACCGTCTCAGACGGTTTTTCCTCAGGGAAAACGACACCGGCATCGGCAAGCTTCGCTCGTAAATCATCGCCGATGACCTCACCCTTATCGAGTAGCAGCTGCACACGATCCTGCGTGTTCTGCAGGCTGCTACGATAAGCCTCGATAGCCTTTTCTCCAGCATTCTCTACGAGAGAAGCTTTTTTCATGTTGAACAGCTTGTCGTCCTTCAACATCTTACTCAGGTAGCTGCGCGCATTGGTAACGGCCTTGGCCGATTCTGCCGGATCCTCGCCATTTTCTACGGTTTCATCGTTGTTTTCCACGATGAAATCGTCATATCTGGCAAATTCAGACTTGTATTTATACCAAGTCTCTTTGAGCGTATTGAGAGACTCCGCAAGATCACACGGCTCAGTTATGCCGAGACATGTATTATAGAGACTTTTAATTTTCTTCCATCTCTCAGCGTTATGCGGCCATATAGCCTTAATGTTTTCAGGGAGGCTGTCATGATCCGGGCGTTTCCCTCCGTGCATGGGAAGGCCCATTTCACTGTCATCCTTGCTGTCATTTTCTGCCGTCTCCTTGTTTACGGCAGTCTTCAGCTCGCCGAGCAGCTGCCTGGCATCGTTTTGCACATCCTCGAGTGTCTGGCCACGCTGACGGATAGGAACGAATTTCTTCAACTCATAGACGACCGTTGACTCAAAATGCTTAGGATTGGTCATTACCGTTTGAAACAGTTGTCTGTTGCGGTTGAGCTGTAAGAGGAGCGTGGCTCCGCTTATGACTTCCTCGGAAGTCCGGTCCGTCTTCGCCAGAAATTCATTCAGTCTCTTAGTGATGGAGTTGTCTATTGGCATATTGTCATGTTTTTGATGTTATCGAAAAGGGGCGGTCTCACGATCACACGTGAGGACCGCCCCCGTACCTATATATTATATGAGAAGAAATGTTTTATTGTTATCCTGATTCAATCTTCTCCTTAGCTGTTAAGTGTTTTACTTCTCAGCAGCAGCTGTCGCGAGCTTACAAGTCGAGCCGTCGATGTCTCCATCAGCAGTGTGGATCTTACCCGTATAGAACGGAGCCGGATGGAAGTCGGTGGCAGATGCCTCTACCGTTGTCGTGTTAGAGTCTGTTGCCGCAGCTCCCGTGTCCTGTTTCAGCGATAACTCAGGAGAGAAGTCCTCCGAACCGATGATGCGGCATTTACCGTTGCGCTGAGGAACGAGGATGATAAGCTCGTCGTTGTTTGCCTGATCGATGAAGCCGGAAGCCTCTTCCTCTGTACCGGGAATGGCAAAGGTCGTCTTATTGAGGAACGTCTTACATCCGTCCGTACCCTGATTCTCCACTTCAATCTTACCATTATCCTTGACAATACCTATCTTATAAAAGTACTTGTCTGCAGCCAGCGTGAAGTCTCCCGTAGTCTGCACGGCCTCCTTAAGTGTCTTCGGACTGTCAGGAACCGAAGGATATGCAAGAATATCTCGCTTTGACGCGGCGTACACATAATCACGAATGCCAGGCAGCTTTTTCTGACCCGGACATTTCTCCAAATCCTCATATATCGAGGCATTTTTTGTGCATTTAGACATATTGCAATCTTATTTTATCATTAACTAATGAGATGACCGCCGCTAATGGGCGACAGTCATCATGAATATTTAGGCTCCGACCTTCTTCTCAGCCACTGCGAAGACCTCAGGTGACACACTCTCGAACTGAGTGCCGAAGAACATGTTGGCGATGAAGTCCATGTCGTAGTGGTTCGACAGCGACTTTTCCACGACATAGTTCTCGTCTGCTGTCTTCTGGTTATAGAGCAGCAGGATGTTTGTCTTCGGCGTAATCAACATGAAGTCAGCCGGAACACACGACAGCGGGACGAGCTCCACATTCGAAGCGCCTTCCAGCGTACGCTTGTCGTAGCTCTGGTTATACGGCAGTGCTCCGTGGCGAGTCTGATAAGCCTCCGTGTAATAGTGATAGGTCATATCACTGATGAACATCTTGAGGTTGGGCTGACTGCGAAGCTTCGGACTGATCTTAGGACCCCAGTAGAAGTTTTTCAGCGCATCCTCGGCATTTTCCTTGGTGATAGACTCTGTAAGATAGAAGAGGTTTCCAAGCGCCTCGGCAATGTACACCTCCTTGTTCTCGTTGGTACCGGCGATATCGTTGTCGATGATGGTCTTGAAACCATTGAAGAAGGCAGCGGTCTCATCGAAATTCGTGCCGTCATGCTTAGCAGTGAAGGCATTCATATACAGACGCTCGCCGAGCTTCTTCAATATGTACGCGCAAATCTGCACTACGATTGGTACGTTCTTCAAACCTTCGCCTTTGGTGATATCGCTGCCCCAGATAGTCTGGTAGATTGCATTTGGATCGATGCCCTCGATGCAGTTGCCGAAGAAGGTCTCGAGCACGCGCCCAGTGAACTTCACATCAGCGTCATGATGCTTGTCTTTCTTATAATTGCCGATTTCAAACTTACCGCTCATCTCCGTCACCGTCTCGCGGTAACGTATGCCGGTTCGAACGGAACAATGCTTCAGCAAGGCATCCATTGCCAGCATCGGCTGTATAATGAGCTGTTCACGGTATGTCTGATAAGTCTTGGTAAGCAGTTCCGGCGTGAACTTGATGTTGCCTACCTGTACAGTATTACTCTCTGCTCCCATAATTAAATGTCTTTAATAGATTCTGCGATGTCAAAGGCAGTTACCTGCGGATGCTCATCAGCTGGATTGTCATTCGTTTTGTCCTCTGGCGCTGGATTCTTCTGGAGATTCTTGATCTGCTCATCTTTTGTGGCGAGATCGTTTTTCACCTTTGCCAGCTCATTGCGCAGCTGGGCCACCTCATCGAGCGGCTCTGTCTTGACGACTCCTTCGGCCTTCGGTGCCGTTTTCTCTTTCCTATTATCCTCGGCAGGTTCGGTAATAAGCTCATTGAGCTTCTTAGCCTGTTCTGCTGTCAGGACAACCTGCCCCTTATCGTCGGTTGGCAGAGAGTCAACGGCAAGCGCGGCGGTGATAGCCGCAAGTGCTAATGTTGGTTTACTCATTTCTATATGTGTTTCCTCGACGTTAGATTTGTGGAGCAGGTTCTTGATTCCCTGCAACGTCTTCTGCAGGAAGGTCGGAGTTGGATTGCCCTCGCTGTCTGCCACTGCAGCTACTGACTGCTGTTGCTTCGGCAATGGCGGTATGCCTGCCTCCTTGTTGTTCTTATAGTTATTCATGAAAAGGTTGGTGATCTCGACCGTCGCCTTTTCGTCCTTGTCATCTTCGTATATGGAATCCACAAGACCGAAGTCAACGGCTTCCTGAGCCGACATCCAATTACCTTTGTTCATCTGAGCTGCACACTCTTCTTTCGTCTTTCCGGTCTTGTCAGCGTACATCTGTGCCAGTACGTCGTCGAAGGTGGCAAGGTCATCTTTCTGCTTGGTGAGATTCTTGATATAGGCATCAAGATCATCCTTATTCTTCTGCGAGTAGGTGTCAATCATCGTGCTCGTATTATGAATAAGGAAGAAAGAACCTTTGACGATGTCGATGGTCTTGCAGCCCAACATGGCAATGGTAGAAATGGAAGCGTTCATGCCAAAGGCATGGGCGTGGACATTGCCATGGTTTTTGAACGCCTGGTAGAGTTCCAATCCGTCCTTGACATAGCCGCCATAGGAGCTGAAGCCGACATGCACCTCCTTGCCTTTGTTCTGGTTAAGGACATATTGCACATAGTCGAAGGAAGCAGAGTTCCACCAACAGCCTATAGTGCCCGTTATCGTTATCTGATATTCCATTATCTGTTCTTTTTCCGCAAAGTTAATATATAAAAGATGTGAGTAAAAACACTTTGCATTAGCCTATTTGCGGTATAGGCAATGGCGTTGTGATGGTAATTGTGGCCTCAGTCCATGAATTGTCGGTTGGTTTCTCAGGCATAGACTCTGCTGTCGTCAAAATTGGAAACGGTCTTTTATTTGAACCAATGAGCAATTGCCTACCGCCAATGAGAGTCAGTCGGTAAGCATAGTTTTTCCTAAGTCCGAGTTCCTGACAGGTATAGAATTTAATAGTTGCCGTTCTCATTAACACCTTATCATCCACTTTTTCAGCAATTGATAATGTTGGATAAGGTCTGACGGCAATTTCTTCCCATTGAATACCGTCGGGAAGTTTAACGGTGTCGAACGAGGTTCTTTGCATCCCGTTGAGATCCGAGCATGAAGCTCGTTCAACCTTGCGGATAATTTTCAGCGTGTTCATATCTTGTTTATGTTTAGTTTGGCAATCGCACGTTGGCGAACAAATCGGGGGTTATAGTAGACGCGATTTTTTGAAAAAAATCTCAGATTTTCTTGTTCGTTCCCTTCACCCTCTTCCGAAGATCAACACCATGTTCGAGATGAGCGTCGCGCATACGCTGGTAGCGCATCTTCAGCGTATAGTCATAGTCGGTCGATATGCCGTTGTTCTCACACCACGACCTGACGCAGTTGAGCAGCGTGCATCCGCAGCGCGTCATTTCATTCATCTCGTTCCAGAACTGTATCTTGAAGGTGTCCTCGATGATTTCATCCAGGGCACGGCAGGCTGACTTCGACATATAGTTATAGTAAAGCCAGTTCTTCTTTTTGTCATAGGGTATGGCGACGGGCACCGTGTCTTCCTCTGGCTTCTGAGGCAGCCAGTCCTTGGGACGCAGGCCGACGAAGCGGCGGATGCAGGCATTCTCTGCACTGCGCGATGGAAAGGTGACCGGATTGCCATAGTGATGGGTCAGCCATTGCTTGATGAACGGCTTGACCTTTAGGTAGAAGACGAATTTGCTCATATACTCTTTGGTTTTTTTATAAATTTCTCACAAAGGTAGGAAATTAACGGGATATTTTCAAGCATTAGGTTGAAAATAGGACGATATTTCTGCATAATGTAAATATAATATCAAAGAGCGTGGGTCTGCGTCCTCTTCTTCTCTCCTCAATAACTCTGGCTTCCGCTGATTTCGTGAAATAATTTTGTGACAACGTTTCATTTGTGACAACGTTTGTAATCACATGTATATCAATGGCTTTTGTTGTCACAATAGTCTGTTGCAGAATTTTTTGGCCGAAATCAAAAGTGCAACAAAGGCCTCATGCACCCCTCGAAAAGGGCCTTGTCACAAACCCGATTTTTTTTGTGACAGTTTGCAACGCAACTTTGTGACAACTTTGTGACAGCGCAAATCTCTGATTTATAGTCTTTTTCTTCTTTTTCAAACTCTCTGTTACAAAGTCACAAAATTTTGGAAGGAAATTAGAAGGGGGTCGGGGAAACGAGAAACCCCGTTGTGGGATGGGTGGGACAAAATGTAAATAAAACTTACTATGACCTATTGGGAGTTTAGGCAACGAAAAAAGGCGGGCTGCTGAATCACTCAGCAACGCCGCCCTGGCAAGCGATAAGATTAAAAAGCAATTAGAATGGACAATCGTCTCCGAGTTGCCCGTTGGGTTTGTCGAAGAGATCCTTTTGTTTTGACTCCTGCCTTGTTTCCGGCTGTACCTCTTGTATTTCCTCCGGCTTGCTCTTCACATAGATCATGTCCTTAATCTTGCTGGTGCCGTCCGGCCCGGTCACACGCGACTGGATGCGGCCCGACGCGTTCTGCAGTTCCTTTGGATTCAGACTGTCGATCCAGGAGCGCGTGGCGCAGAATGCCTTGAGCTTCTTGTTGAAGCTCTGCATGGTGATGCGGTTGACGTTGGCGAAGCGCCTGTAGTCGTTGAGTACGTTGTCGCGTTCCAGCATTCTGTCGAGGTTGTCACCCTCAGGCGAGAAGTATCCGTCAGCCCAGTCCTCAAAGTTCGCTCCCATGTCAGCCTTGTACTTGCGCTGGATGATGTTCTCCATAGGCGGCTGTGGCTTGTAGCCGGAGTCGGCTATGCTCAGGTAGAAACGGGTGCACTGCAGCCAGAAGTTGATGTCGTTGTTCCATTCCTCCTCGGTGTAGTCGTGCTCGTAGAGTGTCTTATGGAAGTCGTCGCGGATGGAACGGGTCTCCAGATAGTCGTTCTCCTCCGTCCGCTCGTGGTACCAGTCAGAGAAGACCATGTAGAGGGCGCGTGCCTGACTTGACGGGTCGAAGTTGCAAGGCACGTAGTTCGTGGTGAAGGCGAACTTCGGGCTCTCATCAAAGGGTATGGTGAACACGTGGTTGTTTTTAGGGTTGACGGTGAGGTCGGAGGTGATGCTGTCGTAGAACTGTCCGAGATCCATGTAGCGATCGCAGTCGTCGACGAGCACCATGTCAGTGAACTGCGTCACCTGCTCCAGTACGTGCGGGTCGTCCATGAGGTTGCGCTTGCGACCGGAGAGGGAGACCGTCTTGCGCATTTTCTGAATGGTCTTGAAGAAGAAGCTCTTGCCCGACCGGCCGTTGCACTGGCCGTCCTCGCCAATCTTGTTGTCCATGGCCTGCGGGGCCCAGGCACGTGTCACGCTCTTGTAGCGGTGGAGCATGTAGCCCATCACGAATATCTTGTTGATGAGGTTCTGCTTCTGCTCGTTGATTTCTTCCGGAGTCAGCCCCTCGCCCTGGATGTCGAAGGGATGCTGCGCCAGATATGCCTTGGCATCCTCCGGCCGGTCCTCGAAGTTATACTCCGTTTCCTTGCGCCAGAAGAGACGGCTTGTGTTGATCAGGTAACCGAAGAAATGACTCTTTACGCTGTGGATATCTATGTCGAGATGCTCATGGCCGTCCTCGGCCTGTACCTTCTTTATCTCGAACATTGGGTCGAGCTTCTTAAAGCGGTGGTCAATGACATTCTCCTTCCATACGTAGTTGTTGATGCCGCCCTGCCCGTGCTCGTAAGTTTTTATGCCGTCGTCGCCGAGAGCAGGCTTGTGAACATCGACGGTGGCGTTTGCAAAGAAGAAGAGCTGGCTCTGTGAGGTGAAGTCAAGCGTCACCTCACTGAGGCTTTCCAGGGCGGCCCCAGACAGACGGGGCGAGTTGAGCACCAGGTTAAGGATGTCGCGGCCCTTATGATGGTCGAGCACCCACTTGATGACGAACTGCCTTATCTCGCCAACCTTGATTTTTTTCACCACATCGCCGTCGATGTAGATGTATTCCGGATTGTCGCTGTTGTCGTCCTTCAGTGCATGGAAGCCATTCAAAGAAAGGAAATTGTACAGACATGCGGTGTCTATCTCATATTTTTTCTTTCCGTCCTTGGTGAGCCATTCGACCCAGAACCTTGCGGGCAGGGCGTTGGCCATGAGGTTCTTGAAGTCCTTTTTCTCGGAGCGCAGCGCCATCCAGTCGCGCAGGTCCTTGCGACCATGCCCGCGGTTGTCCTTGTAACTGGCCAGCCAGTCGGGAAGCCAAACCGTATGAATGTCGATGTATGTCAGTGCCAGCTCCGTACCTTTGCGCCGGCCTGTCTCATCGATATCGGGGATGTTGTACAATACCTCTACGTATTTCATAATCTCGCGGTACTCCTCTGCCGACAGGCTGTAGGTCTCTGAGTTGAACCAAAGCGGATGGTAGCCCATCGACTGGCAGCAGAGCGAGTCGCGCTCGCCGGAGCAGATGAACGCCTCCGGTAGTTTCTTTTCCTTGTAGGGCTTGTCATCGTCGTGGGTGCGCTGCCATTCCTTTTCCTCCTCGGAGTTCATCTTGTGGTAGGCGGCCTTCAGCTCAGACAGGCCGTTGATGTATCGTTGTGGTTTCTTGCCCGCAGGAGTGTATGAGAAACGGAAGCCTTTCTCGACGTTCAGCGGCTCATACACCTTATAGAACTTATCCTCCTTCTCCTCACCATTAGCCTCGTGTATCAGGCACTCACGCATGAAGATGGGATAGTGTGGCGTAGAGTATTTCACCGTCACGCGCCGGTTCTTGACGTTGGCAATCCATTTCACCGAATGCCAGTGCAGCGCATCGACATCGGCCTGTTTTACCTTCGGACCGAGGACTTGAAGTTCATCCGCCGTGAATTTCTCGTTCAACTCAAAGGGACGGCTGCCGTCCGGCTCGTCCTGCCTGGCATCACGCTGGCGGATGTCAGGCTTGTTGACGGTACGGTTCAGCTCGTCCTTCACGCCGTATTTGGCGGCAAGCTGCAGCAGCGCCTCGTTGAACTGGCTCTGTCGCATGCCCTTGTAGTGCATATAAACACTGATGCCGTTCTCGCCCTTGCCGTCGCCGCCAAAGTCTGTCACTTGCCAGATCTTGCCGTAGCTCTTCGAGTCGTACTCACGAAGCGAGGCCGACGGCGTGCGCTCATCACGTATAGCGAAGTGCTTCTTCGTGTTCACGCATCCCTTGGCCTGCGGATAGCAGTCAAGGATAATGTCGAGTCCCCCGTGGGTGGCATTCAGTATGTCTTCAGCTTTTATCATAATCTTATCGTTTAACGCTGCAAATATAGTAAGCCGCTGCGCTGGCGGCAAATACTTAATCCCTTATCGGGTCAAGGTCGCGTTGGGGCATTCGCACCAACGCATACTTGTTTACGGCAATAGGCACATTCTGGCCATATCCATTAATGCCCCATGTCACATCGTAATCATCACCTTTACCCCATAGGGCATACGCCTCCGTCTCCCAACACCGTCCGTTGCCATCGAACACAACGATGTTGCCTATATGTTGGCCGTCTTCCTCCAACTCTGCACACTCGTTGTTCTTGATGGCGCAGATAAAAACATCCACCTCCCTGCCTTTGGAGAGTCTTACTTCCAACTTTTCCAGACCGAGACGGTCGATTTGTGCTTCCATTTCCTTGATTGTCATATCCTATATGGTTTTTAATGTTTTTTATTCAGCCTCGCAAAGCTTCGTGCTCGCATATTGAACATACTTCTTCACTTTCTCGCACCACCTGCCATTGATACAGTTACGCCCATGAGAGCAGCTGCGGCATTCATCGTTCATAGCATGTAGCCTCCCAACCGCATGACTCTGATGATTTCTCGGCAGTTCTTTACGCCGAGCTTGTCTCGCACACGTAGCAGCTGCGTCTTTACGGTGCTGCGGTTCTTGTGCAGCTGTTGAGATATATAGTCAAGCGTGCAGCCGTTTAAGTAGAGCTTCACCACTTCCTGCTCTCCTTTGGAGAGATGGACCAGGCTCTTTGGTTTGCAGATAACATGTTCGTCCTTACAGATGCCACGCAAGGGACAGCGCACTTCCTCAAAGTTGAGGATGTCATGCTCGATGTCATTAGTGAGCAGATCGTGCTCGCCAAAATTGCAGCGAACAAATCGGTCAACCATCTGGGTGGCATGCTCCTTATAGAGCGTGACCAGCCTTGCATAGCATTCCGGGAACCTGTTGCGGATGATGGTTATCAGCGGTTCGACAACCTCTGAGAACTTGGTGAGCCGCTTCGGATCATGCCCATCTTTCTTGTAATAGACCTGTCCTTCAGGACTGGTGTAGAACTCTACTTCTTCCATAAGCTTTCGTCATTAACCGCAAGGTTGAAGAGGACGATGTCAGCCTTTGACATCTCCAGCCTCCCTGCGAACTTGTTAATAATCGTGGTATATGCCATTCCATACTTATCCATGAGATAATGGAGTAGCTTACCCTTGTCCCTTTTCTTCAGTGCATGGTAGTAATCCTGCAGGTCGACAGCCAACAACTCTTCAGTAATTTTCTTGTCCATTTCGTTTTTATTTATTAAATTTGTTGCAAAGATAAAAACAAAATTGGAAGCTTCCAACGTTAAGATGAGATATTTTCTTGCGTTGGTTATAATTTAACATTTGGTATGGTATTGGAACGCATCAACCCAAATCTTGAGTACATCCAGGATGTGCTTAAAGAACGCAACTTGACACCCCGCCAGCTGTCAAAGATGATATTCGGCGAAAGTACTCACAGAGACATAGTTAAAGAGATTACAACCAAGCCGGATGTGAGAGCTAGCACGGTGGTAAAACTTTGCCGTGCGCTCGAAATATCTATGGATAGCCTGTACAAAGACAACATTACGAGTAAACAGGATGTTCAAACTATCAATGGAATTGGTATCATCAATAATTCACCTCACGCAAAAGTCGACTTAGCCGACCTACGGGCTGAAAATAAAGCTCTGAAGATGGTGATAGAGGAAAAAGACAAGCGTATCGCCGAACAACGGAAGTATATCGAACAGTTAGACAGTAAACTCGATCTGGCACTAAAACTTCAAAACAAGATGTCCGATCCTCACTAAAATCCAAGAAACAGACCCTAAAAAAGTGAGATAACTCATTACACCAGTTAGTCTTAAAGATACATCTTACTCGGACAAATATCGGACGCAATTAACAAAAACGGTCTGTCTCAACCTCCCATTTTATCAGCTTTCACGTAGAAAATTTTGCCCTGACAAAATCCAGTAATCCCGACCTGTAAGAGTGGCAAGAGAGAATATCTTTTGCCACTCTTTTTAGATTATATTAGTATCGATTTTTTTCGTGATAATTTAATGTTGAGATATTTTGCTGATTCTTTCCTTTTTCATATCTTTGCAAAACATTAAATTAAAACAAGCCAGCTAACAAGGCCATTTCAGATCGGAAGAGCACACGTCTGAACTCCA